TATCCCGAGTACATGCGCATGCAATTGCATGCCGTCGCGGCCGGTTTCGGGCTCACATACGAGTTGCTCACCGGTGATCTGAGCCAGGTCAACTATTCCTCAATCCGGGCCGGCTTGATCGAGTTTCGCCGGCGCATGGAAGCCCTGCAATGGCAGGTGATGATCCCGGGCCTGTGCGATCCGGTCTGGCGACGATTTATCGAGCTAGCCCAGGCCACCGGACAACTGCCACCGGGTGATTTTGGCGTCGAATGGACGGCGCCCCGCTTCGAAGCGGTAGACCCCCTGAAGGATGCCAAGGCCGATGTGCTGGCGGTGCGGGCTGGCGGCATGACCCTGAAAGAGATGATCGCCCGCAACGGTTACGACCCGAACGATGTACTGGCCGAGATCGCCGAGACCAACGAGTTACTGGATCGCCTCGGCCTCGTACTCGACAGCGATCCGCGCCGTTCCAGTCAGAACGGGCGCCCTACACCAAATCAGGAGAACAAGGATGACGAAGACGATGGTTGATACGCAAGATGCGTCGGACCCAGACGTGAATCCTGACACGCTGCCTCGCAAGATAGGTGCCGAGCGCGAGGTCGAACTGCCCATGCAAACCCGAGAGGTTCGCATGCTGCCAGAAACCGCAGATGCAGAGGCTCGCCGCATCGAGGTGGTCTGGTCCACCGGCGCCATGGTGCGCCGAAGGGATTGGCTCACGGGCAAGCGTTATGACGAGAGCCTGAGCCTCGAAAGGGCCCATGTGGATCTATCCCGCCTCAACGGCGGCGCGCCTTTACTAAACAGCCATGGCGCCTCTGATCTCGACAAGGTCATCGGCGTAGTGGAAAGGGCCTGGATCGACGGTAGTTCTGGTCAAGATTCTGGCGAAGGCCGAGCCATTGTACGGTTTTCCGAACGCGATGGCGTTACCGCCATCTGGAACGATGTAGAGGCTGGGATTCTGCGCAATATTTCCGTCGGCTACCAGGTGCGCAGCTACGAGATCACCGAAGAAGACGGCAAACCACCCCTCTGGCGCGCCATCGATTGGCTGCCCATGGAACTCTCCGCCGTACCCGTAGGCGCCGATCCAAATGCAGGCTTCCGCGCCAACAATGAACAAACCCACCCCTGTCAAATGATCACCCGGGCCCCCGCCCGAGAAAACGAAGGAACCGCTCTGATGGACGAACACGAAACGATCGAACGCATCGATGATGCCCCGGAGGCCAGTCAACTGGACGATGGCGAAGTCCAGGTCCGAGAGAATGGGGCGGTCAAGCACGATCCGGTCCAGTCCGAACCGACCCCTGTCGGCAATGCCCCCGTCGACACCACGTTGGTGACCGAGCAGGCCGTGACTGCTGAGCGGCACCGGATCGCAGGTATTTACGAAGCACAGGGTAAACTCGGCATCGAGCGCGCTGTCGCTGACGGCCTGGTGGCGCGCGGCGTGAGCCTGGATGAGGCCCGCGGCGTGCTGATCGACCGGGCGGCGGATCAGGATCAACAGGTCGAGACCCGGGCGCAGATCACCATGGGTGGACAGGACGAGCGACAAACGCGGTTTTCCGCGGTCGAGGACGCCCTCCTGCATCGGTTCGAGCCGGGGCGATACCAGCTCAGCGATGCCGCCCGGGAATGGCGCGGCTACAGCCTGATCGAACTGGCGCGATCGTTTCTCGAGAGCGAGGGTGAACGCGTGCGCGGCATCAGCCGAGATGAGATCGCCACACGGGCCCTGCATTCGACCTCCGACTTCCCGGAGATCCTCTCGGCCGTTACCAACAAGACGCTTCGTGATGCCTACGAGGCAGCACCCAGGACCTATCAACCCATCGCTCGGCGGACCTCGGCCTCCGATTTCAAGGACATCAATCGTTTGCAGCTGGGCGAAGCGCCACAGCTGGAAAAGGTCAATGAGTCCGGCGAATTCAAACGCGGTACCATGGGTGAGGCCAAGGAACGCTACCGTGTCGAGACCTATGGCAAGGTCATGGCCATCACCCGGCAGGTCATCATCAACGATGATCTGGATGCTTTTACCCGGGTGCCGTCCCTCTTTGGCACCTCCGCCGCCACTCTCGAGAGCGATGTGGTCTGGGGCATCATCACCGACAATCCGGCCATGAATGATGGCAGCGCGCTGTTCCATGCCAACCACAAGAACCTGACCGCCACTGGCACGGCCCTGGACGTTGCAAATCTGGGTAAGGCACGAACGGCCATGGCAAAGCAGACCGGCCTCGACGGTAAGACCATCCTCAATATTCGTCCCATCATGCTGGTGGTGCCCTCGTCCCTGGAATTGACGGCAGAGCAACTGATTTCCCAGAACCTGGTGCCGGCCAAGAGTACGGATGTGGTGCCGGGTTCGATCCGGTCCCTCTCGGTCATTACCGAGCCGCGCCTTGATCCGGCCTCGGGCGCCGTACCCTGGTATCTGTTCGCCAGCCCCGCCGCAATCGACACCATCGAGTATGCCTATCTCGACGGCCAGGACGGTGTATTCATCGAGACCCGCAACGGTTTCGATGTGGATGGCATCGAGATCAAGGCCCGCCTGGACTTCGGCGCCAAGGCCATCGACTGGCGGGGCATGCATAAAAATCCTGGGGTGTGAGCCTGACGACAACCTGACCATGTGAGGGGCGCTTCGGCCGCCCTTTCCAATTTCATTTCTTGATACAGGGAGATAATCCATGAAGACCTTTGTGCAACCAGGCCGTTCCATCACCGTGGCCGCCCCAGCGGGTGGCGTGAGTTCGGGCGATGGCGTGCTGATCGGCAACCTGTTTGGCATCGCCCAGGGCGCAGCCCTGGCGACCGAAGATGTCGAGATTCTGACCGAGGGTGTGGCGGATATCGCCAAGACTTCCGCCCTGGCAATAAGTGTCGGCGACCGTCTGTTCTGGGATGGCACCAACAAGGTGGTGAACAAAACCGCCACGGCGCAAGTCTGTGTTGGCGTCGCGGTTGTAGCAGCGGCCAATCCGTCTGCGACTGTGTCCATGAAGATTGTGGCTTCGACGCCTTCAGGGACCTGATTGCCCTGAGAACGGTCCCGGTGCACAGTAAAACCCGGCCAGTCGTTTGCCAAAATCCGGGTCCCCGCGCGCGGCCTCCTACTCAATTTAGTTTACGGGGATTCCGAAATTGCGCTGTGCGCCAACCGTCTTCGTCAGGTTGATCGTTCTGATCATTCATTCCTGATAAAACGGCATAACCCTTGGCACGCTGGCTGTCAGCCGCCAAAACTTTGCATTTCTCAATGGTTTCATCGAGGAATACGTCAGTTTCCGGGCGCCGAAGCCAGGCATTCCAGGCCTCCAGGTCCTGCTGGTCAAGTTCGAGCCAATAGGGAAACTGGGAAAGCCATTCGCCGCCCCAGGCATACATACCGCTGGAGTTCATTTCGAGAACCTGGATAAAGGCCTTTGCCTCCTCTCTGGTTGCGGGGGCAAGCGCATGTTTTGCCCCCGTGAGGAGCTCAGCATCAAGGTCATAGGGTGGCGGCCCCATCTCGGGCGCTGCGTCCCAGTACCAAAAATGCCCCTCGGGACAATTGAACCAATTGCCGCCATGGTCAAAAAGAGCATGTCGAGATAGGGCAAATTCAAGTCCGCTTGGCAGCGTCGGCATCGAGCAATTCTCCGGGGAATTCCTGGGATAGCAATCCCAGTATTCTACCATTTTTTGGGTCAGGAAATTACAATTTTCTGACTGTCGATAGATCCATGACAAGCAATTTTCAGAGGTGAAATGGTTCAGTTTGCAGCGCTCGTGGATGCCACTTTTACGCACCTTGGCGTCGACGCGACCTTTACACCGGCAGAGGGGGTACCGCTTGGTGTGCGGGTCATAATGAAAGCGCCGAGCGAGGTGGCCGGCCTGTTTGACACAGGCCTCGAAAGCGCGGCTTCCGTGGGCGAAGTACGCGTCTCGGAAGTGGCGGCGCCGTCGGCAGGAGATCAAATGACACTCGATGGCCATACCCATCTGGTAAGGCAGGCACGGCAAGACGAACTCGGTCTGGTCTGGCGCCTGGATCTGGACAAACAGTAATCGATGCCTACCAGTATCCGTGAGCAGATCCTTACCGCCTTTCTGGTGAGGCTTCAGACCATCGCCAATGTCACGGTTGAGCGCAATCGCGTTGAGCCGGTCGAAGCGTTTCCCTCTCTGGTGATGATCGACGGCGGTCAATCGCTAACGGAGGAGAACGCGGGCTTCAAACTCCATTCCCTCCGCGTCGAGGTCGAGGGCTACGTCAGCGCGCCAACGGCGGCCGAATTAGGGCCTGCTCTGAACGATCTCCACGGCCAAACGGTATTGGCCCTCATGGCAGATCGCACCCTCAGCGATCAGGCAATAGATCTGCATGAAGGCGAGTTCCGCGATCCTGAGATCGACCGTACGCAGGGTCACAGCCCGCACGCTGCCTTCTCTCTCACTTTTGAGGTCGATTACTTCACCGACCCCAGCGATCCCTATCAACCCGCACCCTGACAGGAGCGCAAGAATGACCGAACCCGACACGCCAGCGCGCGTGACCGTGGTACCGCGACCAGCGGTGACTACGAAGACCGAGACACAAGTGCCGCAATCAACCAAGCGACAGGATGATCCCGACGCCCGCAAAGCGGCCATAAAAGCCACTATCAAACAGCTCGATCTCTCGGATCCGACGCACATGACAGAGGGCGGCAAGCCCGACGCAACGGTGCTTTCCGATCTACTCGGCTGGAAGGTTTCCGCAAAAGAACGGGATGACGCTTGGGTGGAACTCGGACGCCCATCGCCCCAGTCCCAAGCCCGAAAATAGGAGCCACATTCAATGGCGTTACGCACACGCAACGCGGTCGTTCTGGCCAAGATAGAGCCGACCGAAGGTCAGGATGCGGCACCCATCCCCGGCACGGACGCGATCCTGGTCGAGAACCCGCAGCCAAACTTCAATCCGAATGTCATCGAAACCGATGAGGTTACGGCATCTCTCGACGGCGCCGGGCCCATCGTTGGCGGCATGACGGCGGAACTCTCATTCGATGTGTTACTCAAGGGCTCGGGCGCCGCCGCCTCGGTGCCGGAGTTTGGCGATCTCATCAAGG